ATTTGAGCATCTACAACAGAGCTTCCAACCGATAAAGTTGCACTTGTGCCAGTTACATTAACTAAAGAAGATGCAGTAACACTTTCTGATCCTACTGCACTTGTCATCGCACTTTGAGTAACATTAACCTCTATTGAAGGAATAACAGTAACTGAACCAATAGCACTAGTCATAGCTCCTTGAGTAACAGGAACTTCTATTGAAGGAACAACAACAACTGATCCTAATGCACTCGTTGCAGCACTTTGAGTAACAGCAACAGGAGCAGCATTATTCCAAGCTCCTAAACTCCAAGTACTTCTACCCCAACCAGTTAATTTAGTATTAGCCATGTATTACCTCACAATTGTTCGGCTATGCAATTCTTATAATTGCATTACTTGCATCAGCAGTTGGAAACTGAATTGTAAATGTTCCAGATGTTGATGTTTTGTTACTTGTAAAATCTAATACGCAAACAGCTTTATCACCATTAGTATCGTTATAAATCAACGCACCCATAGCTGTTATAGTTGCGGTTGTAAAACTTAAATCTGCAAAATCAGTTATTGCTGTTGTACTAGAAAGAGTTGGAGATACTTTCGTTAAAGCTGCTCCACCCGTTACATAAGATCCACTTGATGCAACTTCTCCTGTTGTAACAAATACAGTTGATGCCGCTCCTAAAGTTGCAGTGGTACTTGATTTTCCACCACTACCTTCTGCATATAGAGCTAATTTAAAAGCATTTCCACCAGTTGTAAAATTATGAACACCCTCTAAAAGTTCTTTTTTAAAAGTTGAACAAAGTGCTTGTGCTATCGCCATTATAATCTCCTTATATATTCTGCCAATTCTTTATTGCCTGAATTTCTTATAGTATGAACTATTGTAGCACGCTCCTCTTGTCTTGCCAAGACTAGATAATGAAACAAAAGTTTTTTAACATTTTCTTTAAATACATGAGCTTGTTCTCTTATAACGTCAGGGGCATTATCAGAAACTGCTACTATTTTGTCAACTGCCATTTGTGCAATTTGTTCATCTGAAAGACCTCCGTTGTCAGAAGTCATAACATTGACGGGTGAAATTCCCATTGTTGTACTAACACTAATCATTATCTTGCATCTTCCTCTCTGCCATATATTCTTGGTATTGCATCTAATGGCTCTGGTGGGGTTAACTTTGATTTTCTTGTAATTAACATACTTCCTTCATGTACTGTAGAAACGATAGGATCTTCTAATCTATGGTATCCGTACAATTTTTCTTCATCTGGAACATTAGTGTCTAAAAGAGTAGAATTGTTCGCTATTTCTATTTTTATTCCTTTTGTTGTAGCAATAGCCAACCAAAACTCTGTGCAAGCTCTACCAGCTTCTGCCATATGAGGAATTTCTTTATAGCTAAAATCTACTCCATATAAACAAATTTTGCCTACTTCTTTAGCTATAGCAAAGGCTATTGCATAAGGAACAGTGTTATTTAAATACGCATATTTTGTTTTTTCTAATACTTCTTGTAAAGGATATTCTATTACATCTGGACATCTTTTATCTAAACAACAAGAATAAATAGGAACATCTAACTTCTTTAATAACCTATTTTTCATTGAATTTGTTTGTTTACCAGCCATTTCTCCATCTAAAAAACGGGATGCTGGATCAAGCATAAACACACGATCATGGAAAATAACAGAAGACATGGCGTTTATTGCCCATACTTCATCAAAAGCTTCACTTCTTGTTTTAGCTAAAATATAGTCTGAAAAGGTATTGCCTAACCCCACAATCGCTATTGTTTTATTTTTTAAACTACTCATGTTCTTGGTCTTATTAATTTCCCTGCTCTAAAAGCATCTTTATCTTCCATGCCTTCTGCATAGTTCTTTAACCTAGAAATAGATTCCATATATCTATCAGAGTACATTTTTATTATATCAGCTTCGCCTTTCATAAAAGTGTAGGCTTCTACTAAACAACCATACAACAAAGCATCAGAGGCATTTGTACCTATCCAAGTTACTCCAGTATCAACTGTTGTTATTGATGTTGGTCTATAAAAGTAATGCAATTCAGCCACATATGAAGCATCAGGTGTTGGTGCTACAATAAAGTTTTGATAATCAAAAGGAGCATAGTATTTAGGATTTCCTGTTGTTGATGATCCACCAGGAGTGTGTTCTTGTATATAGCTAACATCTTTTTGTAAAAGAAAATTAGTATTTCCACTTGCATCAATAAAAGCTAAAGAAAAAGAAGAAAGGTAATCAGTAGGCATAGATAAAAATTTATTACCACTAGTTAATTCACCAGAAACATTTTTACGAAAATATTCTAAATCTATTGATTTAAAAATTCGTTCCTCTGCATTTGTTATAAAAAAAGGTATTTCTGCAACAAAAGTTGTTTCAGAATTATCTGTCCAATCTTTTATTGATTGTGTTAATGTAGTGTATGTCCATGCCATTATGTTGTACTCACTGTTACGCTACCTACTGAAGATGTAGCCTCGAAACTTTCAATTTTAGTTCCTATTAAACCTAATCCTACATTAGTATAAACGATAAAAGCAGAAATATCATCAGAATTATCTGGTCTAGCGTTTCTAATAGCTTCTGGATCGGTTGATACTCTTGGAGGGGTTAAGGAAGGATGTTTTTCTTCATATTCATCATTTCCTACAAGTGAACCATTCCATTCCTTACGCATATCTTTCAATCTGTATCTAAATCCAGATCGATCAGATAACCCAAAAGCGTATTTACCAGATGCAAAAGCTCCCATTATCCCACCTTATAATAACTTAATTGAGGAGTTACAGTAAAAGATGACCTGTCTCTATCTTCTCCCATAGCTCTTTCAAATTCTTCTTCATAAACACTTTTTAACAATTGTATTCTATCAGGTGCTTTTTTCATGGCTATATAATAAGCTAAACCAGCAGTCAAACAAGGATAAAATCTAAAAGGTATTTCCATTGTATTAACAGATGAATCAGCATCTTCTATTCTTGTTAAGGCATCATAATAAATTACATCTGTGCTATTCTCTGGAGCTGGCCATATTTTTAAATTAGGAGTTATTTGTCTATCAACAAAAAATTGAGTAGGTCTGCCAGTTGTAGATTTATTTGGAGTCGCTAAATAAGTATCTCTACTTATTCTAGTCATACTAAAATCTGTACCACTTCTACGAACAACAGCAGAAAGTATATCAATAACGTCTGTTCCTAAAGAATACTCTGAATCGTCAGCAGTTAATGCTTGTGTTCTTTGTTCTATAGTCCATTGATTAAGTCCTCTGTTAGCCCATTCAGCAAGCATAATGTTTAAAGATCGTTTAGCTGTTTGAAGGTCATATCCTGTACGAACTTCTAAACCACATCTTTCAAACGCTTCTTCAATGTAGTCTGCTACGTCAAGTTCAAAATTTGTAGAGTTAGAAGTTGTCATTTCTTTTTTCTCCTAAGAGCTTTAACCCTTCTTGGGCTACCTGCTGGTTGACCTAATTTATTCTTTTGATTTATTCTACTACGTTTTTCAGCAGAAGTCATCTCTGACTTAGTTTTTGGCGTTTTGCTTGATACTCTCTTGCTAGGTCTACAATAAGGAGTGCTTCTACTTTCTCCTTTTTTACGACCACATGCTTTACCAGTTTTAACGTCTTTCCAATCTTCTTTAAACCATCGTTTAAGAGCCAAGCCAGATTTTGTTTTACGAACTGCCATTATCTATACTTTGTTACTTTACGTCTGTTTTCCATAACAGCTCCACATCCACGAGCAATATTAGGATTTTTAGATGATCTTTTCCTTTTGTTCTTTGGAACAGATCCTCCTTTTTTCATCTCAACAACACCACCTTCAGCTTTTTTCTTAGCATTTCCATAATTAGCAGCTCCAACTTTTCTGCATTTTGCGATAGCGCCACTTGCATATGCACTTGGAAAAACTCTATATCTTGCTTTAACTTTTTTGTAACAAGCGTCTTTTGGCATTCTTTTTTACCTTTATTTTTATCTTCTTTTTCTTTGAAGGAGGCTTAGATATTTGCTTACTCATTTGTGATCTACCCATAACCATTAAAGCATTCTTTCAAATAATTTAACTGCAAAAGGAGAAATAAATATTAGAATAGCTAATCCCCAAAGTTTATCTTCAAGTCTTTTTAGTTTATCATTTATTTCACCGTATCTTTTATCACAAGATGCTTCATGTTTTTCCAATAACTTTAAAATATCTTTACCTGTCATTAGCACTTCCACCTTTTTCTAGCTTGTCTTAAACGACTATTAGGATCTTTAGCGGCTTTAGGAAATTGTTTCATTTGTCCTGCACTCCTAGCACAATATGACTTTCTTCTTTTTGCCGATGCACTCCCAGCTTTAACTTTACCTGTTACAGCAGTCTTTAACTTAGAACCAGGATTATCCGCACGATATTTAGCCACACCTTTAGCAGTCATCCCCGCCCCACTTTTAGTAGAGCGGAAATACTTTTTAGTTTTCGGAGGTTGTTTATCCCTCTTTCTCATCACGACAAGAATATAGTCAACTTGTTACCAGTGCCTGTGAAACCATGTATGTATGCTCCATTTTCAGCTAACACCCCTGCATCTGGAATATTTAAAGCGTGTAATCCAGCAGGGAAACTTTGAAGTAATATAGTTGCTCCACCTGATCCATCTTTAATAGTTAACACACCAGCAGCACTACCAAATATAATAACTTGTCTTATCCTTGATCTTGCAGGACCTACAACCGCTGCATCATCACCTTGATCGTGGTTAAATGCTTTTACATCAGAAGATGCCATGTTAACCCCCTATTATTGATCAGCAAATGTTGGAGCAGTTGCAGAAATTACATTTCCCCAGACATACCAATTAGTATCGTCTTTCGCTAATATATTAATTTCTATTATACCAAAATCAATTAATGTTAATATAGAGTTTGAGTTTCCATCAGAGTAAACTGAAACATTGTCTGCATTAGTGTCTAAGTGCTGAACGCCACCAATAAAGAAATTAGTGTCTGAACCTGTGTCAAAAATAACATTTTCAGTTTCTTCTGCAGCACCACCATAAATAAAAGTAAACTGTGTACCAGCTACTGGAGTAGGTAATGTGATTGTTCTGTTTGCAGCAACTGCGGGGATGACATTAACTCTGCCACCATTATCTATTCGAGTTAATGAAACGTCTGCGTCTGTTAATACTACAGGTGTAGCTTGGAATCCATTGGTAGAAATTACTGGACCCGAAAAGGTTGTATTAGCCATATCAATCTCCTTGTCTTGGCAAATGTCAGTCAGATTATCCGACTGTCAAGGTATTATTAATAGTATACATAAAAAAAGGGTGACTCGCAAGCCACCCTTTTAATAATCGAACAATTGTTCGTTAAGCTG